TAAATACTGCCGAAGATATTTTGAAGAAGATATTTTTGATCCTAAAGATTGTATGGTGGACTTTGCTCTTGAAGGTAAAATTATTAAATATAGCGATAAGCGATTAGCCGATGATAATTTTACTTATATAGATTGGTCATTAGGGATTTATAGTAAATCTCGAAATATGTTAAAGAGTCCTGAAGAAATTTATAAGAAAGAATCTTATCAAAAAGATTCGCTGGATGTTCTTTTAAAAAAAATACAAATATATAAGGACTATAAAAAAAGTGGCAAAGAAAAAGCTTTAATCGATTTCGATGACATGATTGAAAAAGCTATCGAAGAAGTTAATTTTCCTCCTCTTAAAATTTTAATTATTGATGAAGCCCAAGATTGCACACCCCTTCAATGGTCAGTCATTTTTAAAATTGCCAAGAATGCTGAAAGAATTTATTTAGCAGGTGACGACGACCAAGCCATTTATGAATGGAACGGCGCAGACCCTCGATATTTTACTCATTACTTTCCAGGGCGTAAGGTAAGACTTAGAAAAACAAGACGGTTCGGAAAAGCGATTCATCATTTTTCTCAGATCATTAGAAGAGAGATTTTTAATAGCGAAGAAAAAGAATATACCCATTCAAAACAAGAAGGCTACATCAAGCACTATTTAAATTTTAGAGAAATCCCTTTCAATACCTTAGAAGGAAGTTGGTATATTTTAGGACGTATTAATACTGCAGTAAATGAATTACGTATGTTGGCTAAACATGCCGGGTTGTATTTTTCCGATAATGAAGATATAAAATGCTTTGATCAACATCAATGGGAGGCTATCAAAGCTTGGACGCATCTTTCAAATAAGAAAACAATCAACAAGAAGCAGGTTGAAAAAATGTATAGATATATTCGAGAGCTAAAGGATCCTAAATTTAGAACAACTAAATTTTGGAATACCGAATCTGAGCTTGAGGAATATGATTTTAAAAATTTAACTAAACGATGTGGCCTTGATCTTCCCCTGAGTTCTCAAAAGAAACAGTGGTGGGATATATTAAAAAGAAACTTTACTTCCCAACAAGTTTTTTATTTCATAAGATTGCTAAAACGCTATGGCCAAAAAGAATTAGACAATCTTCCTAAAATCATTATTGATACTATTCATTCTGTTAAAGGAGGGGAGGCAGATCATGTTGTTCTATATGCTAAAGCGAATTATCCTTCCAATTTTAAATCTAAATCGCGTGACGAAAAAACTAATGAAAAAAAAGTCTGGTATACCGCTGCAACTCGTGCTAGAAAAACTATTCATCTGCTAAATACAGATTATAAATATAATTATCCAATTGGAGGAGACTATTTAACTTATGTCCAAGAACGATAAGCCTAGTTACTACAAACAGTTGCAGGAAATGATTAAGAAAGTTAAAGCAGAAACGAAATGGCGAAACATTTTTAAAATTGTAGAAGAAGCACAGAAGCGTTTGAAAAGAAAAGGATCCAGTGCAAAGCCTGATTGAAAGTATCATTGATGTGGGTTCCGGATTCGTCCTGGCTATCCTCATCCAGTTATACATTTTTCCGCTCTTTGGGCTCCATCCTACGATTATGGACAGTTTGGGAATCGCTTTAATTTTTACGGTTGTTTCCATGACACGCTCTTGGATTTGGAGAATAGTTTTTAAAAAATATGACGGAAGACGAAAAGCTTAAAAGAATTTATCAGAAAATTTTTACCGATGCGATGGTCTATGGAGAAAATTATCCAATGCAAATGGTAGCCGCTACTTATATGGCAATTGCTATGAGAATTTATAAAACTCTTCTAACCGAGGAAGACTACGAAGAAATGTTAAAAGCTATTGAAGGCAGCGATGTTAAACCTTATAAAGACCCTAAAAAAACCGTACATTAATGAACGTTTATAAAAAACAAATCGGTGGATCCCACTACAAGAATATGAAAATTCAACCGAGTGAATTTATCAATAAGAACAAGTTGCTCTTCGCTGAAGGAAATGCTATTAAATATATTTGTAGACATGCATCAAAGGGAGAAGTTAAAGACTTGGAAAAAGCAAAACATTACATTGATATGATTATTGATAGGGATTATAAATGAGTCTACAACTCTCGATGAATTTCAAAAAACATATATGGTCTTGCCCTGCTGAATATAAAGATCTCTCAGGCGCAAAAGAAATTGCCATTGATTTAGAAACACGCGACGAAGGAATTAGTTCTGGACGAGGAGCAGGTTGGGCAACAGGGAATGGAAACATCATTGGCTTTGCAGTAGCCGTCGAAGGCTGGCAAGGTTATTATCCTTTTGCTCATTACGGGGGAGGAAACATGATTCCCCAACAAGTTAAAAAATACATGAGGACGGTGTGCGCGTTGCCTTGTACAAAAATATTCCATAATGCTCAGTACGATGTGGGTTGGTTAGAACAAGAAGATATTAAAGTCAAAGGCCCGATTGTTGATACCATGGTTGCCGCCGCCATTGTGAATGAGAATCGCTGGTCCTATTCCCTGAATGCTTTATCTAAAGATTATCTGGGTGAGATTAAAGCTGAAACCGATTTAATTATTGCAGCCAAAGAACACGGCGTGGATCCCAAAGGGGAAATGTGGAAGCTCCCAGCAGAGTTTGTCGGATTTTATGCGGAACAAGATGCACGACTCACGTACCTATTATGGCAACAGCTTAAAAAAGAGATTATGCAACAGAGCTTAGAAACCGTGTGGGAATTGGAATCTAATTTACTGCCAGTATTAATTGCAATGCGTCAGCGAGGGGTAAGAGTACAGGTGGAATTAGCTGACAGATTACGTACAGAAATGAAGAGTCAAGAACAAGGCATCTTATGGGAAATAAAAAAAGAATCAGGATTAGACACAGACATTTGGGCAGCACGTCAGATCGCCAAAGCTTTCGATAAGTTGAAGATAGAGTACCCACGTACTCCGAAATCAGGCGAACCTTCCTTTACTCAAAACTGGTTGATTAATTGCAAACATAAAATTGCTAAACTTATTGTTAGAGCACGGGAAGTAAATAAATTTCACAACACCTTTTTGTCTTCTATCATGAAGTATCAGGTGAAAGGAAGAATTCATGCAGAAATAAATCAATTAAGAGGAGACAACGGAGGAACCGTTTCAGGAAGATTAAGTATGTCTAATCCTAATCTCCAACAGGTTCCCGCTAGAAATAAAGAATTTGGTCCTTTGATTAGGTCTCTCTTTGTACCTGAGGAAGGACACAAGTGGGGATCCTTTGACTACTCGCAACAAGAACCACGAATGACGGTTCATTATGCAGCTTCCATTGGTAATGGTTATGAAGGAAGTACTGAACTCGTTGAAGCTTACCAAAAAGCGAGTACTGACTTCCACCAAACCGTAGCAGATCTAGTAGGGATAGAAAGAGTCCAGGCTAAAACTATAGGATTAGGCTTAATGTATGGTATGGGAAAAAACAAATTAGCCGCTTCTCTGGGAGTCTCTAAAGAGGAAGCTACCGTATTAATTTCTAAATACAATCGTAAGGTTCCTTTTGTTAAAATGTTATCCGATCGTTGTATGCAAACAGCTAATGACAAGGGAGTTATCCGAACTAAAAAAGGAAGAAAATGCAGGTTTGATATGTGGGAGCCTAGAGATTTTGGACTTTACACCGCAGAAACTTTCGATAATGCCGTAGCGAAATATGGAAGAGAAAATATTAAAAGAGCTTATACCTATAAAGCCCTTAATCGATTAATCCAGGGATCTTCAGCAGACCAAACTAAGCAAGCGATGCTCTCTTGTTACGAAGCAGGCCATCTACCTATCTTACAAATTCATGATGAACTTTGTTTCAATATAAGTAAAACTAATAAAAAAACGGAGGTTAGAGAAATTAAAAAAATTATGGAAAAATGTATAGAATTTAAACTTCCCTTTGTAGTGGATGTTAAAACAGGAGGATCTTGGGGCACGGCCCATGACTGAGAATGATGCTCGCTATTTTGCTGGCATTGTTGATGGAGAAGGCTGGATCGACTGTAGACGAAGACCTAGAAAATGTTGGAACGGTAAAATTTATAAATGCTCCAGTATTCATGTTGAAATTCAAATGACTCATAAAGGAGTTATGCACTGGCTCAAAGAAAAAGCTGGATACGGAACTTTAGTCTTCCGCCGAGCGCGTACCAAACAAAATTTTGATAATTGGAGATGGAGGTGTTCTTACAGAGACGCCTATAAACTGGCCAAAGATCTCCTGCCTTTCAGTATCGTAAAAAAAGAAAAATTACAGCGCATCATAGATCACTATGCGCACTAATAACTATTCGTTGTTCTCTTCTTCGTCTTCTAATTCATCGATAGCTATATCGATATCACTTAAAAGATCAGCTTCTTTGTCTTCGAGTTTATCTAACTGCTCTTTAAGCTTTCTTAATTTTTTAACTGCTTTACTCATGTTGCAATCGAAGGTTTTGCGTCTTGTTCGACTACATTATCAACCAATTTTTTAACGTCCTTAATCTTAATGTCAATCCATTTCATTTCTTCACGTTGTGACGTCATAGCTTTCTTGGCCCATTGGTGTTCCAGGTTTAACTTCTCCTGCACTAATTTTTGAAGTGCCATCCGTTACCTCCTCGTAAGTGATCTGGACTTTCTCTCTTTGATAAAAGCCCACACCCTCTAGCTTTGTTAAAAGACCCTCAGTTGCCTTTTCAACCAAAAGTTTAAAGGCGCTGTCAAGATCTTTAGCCTCTATCATATCCATGTATAAGCATCCAAACGCTATCACTCTGATACGATAGTGCTTCATAAGTGATAATAAGGCATGTTGGGATAGGCTGTCAATAACATAATAATCATGAGTCTAAGTGGTTGGTGGGTATACAATATAGCTCTATTTCGCTTATAGAGAGCCCCTGGCGACGATAATATGCTTGGGCGCCATATAGGTAGTCTTTAGCAGCTTTCGTGCATAAGCGTTCGTTTACGTAGTATACAGGAGGATTGGAATGAAAATTCCAGCAATGATCTAATTCACCCGGGTTGACAAGACATACATGGCCAAAAAGAAGAAATGAGAAGAAACTCATCTCAGGAACCTACTTTAAATTTTAAGTAGTTTCAACTGGTTTACAATAATATTTAATCCCAATCTTATTGTCATTCACGTATTTGTACCCCATTTTGCTCATAAGGGTGAGACTTTCTTTTTGTGCCAAACGATGGCATTCATACCATGAATTCTGATATTTTGGGTACTCTACAGGAGGCAAACAAGCCTTCCCATCTAAAAACGAACACACCCATATCATTAAAATAAACTTCATATTTTAGTTGACTTTGCATTATATCCCATTTATATAAGAGTATATGAAGATTAAATGTAAGAGTCCTTTGTTTCATAGTATCATAGAGAAAGTAGATGAACAATTAGACAAGGTTCCTGTGAATGATGCGCAAGGAAGTCCCTTGGAAGATTCAACGGATTTTGATATGTACGTAGATGCTATTAAAGGTCTAAGATTAATGAATGCAAAAGGAACTGTGGTTCATCCTTTTAGCACATCAATAGCTACTCAATTGATCTACGATGAACTAGAGGAAAAACGAGAACAAAGTAATGGAGATAAGTGGCGTGAGTAATTGGACTGTATTAATTTTAATACTATGCCTCATGGCGATGTTCCCTAAAATTACTTTAGTTTTATTAGGGTATGCAGCTTATGTCTTCATTTATTAAAGAAACCTTTGCCCAGTGGATGGCACAGTTTCAAGACAGTGGGCAAAGTATAACTAAAGATATTATGAAAAAAAAAGAACGCTATAAACTAACAAAAGAAAAGGAGGAAGACATGATTTGTGAAAAGATCATAGACACCAAGAAACAAAAAACAGATGACAACAAAACATTTCCTGGAGGTTTGAGCCAAGACGTAGCAGAGTTTACTAAAATAACAATGGACGCTTATCGCGATGGTTCTATTCAAGGAGAAATTAAAGTGCTAGAAAGAATGGAATGCGAGATCCAACTCAAACTTGCAGATGCAAGAAAACGGTATGATCAAACACATACAGGAGCTATATTAAAGAAGTTGAGAAATGGCTAAACCTTTTGGAAAAGCAGGATTTGGAGAAGGACAAATAGGAACTTACTATTTCAAAGAGCTGCAATCCAGCCGAATAGTAAAAAAATTAGAGCTTATTAAAAGTAAGCTGGGGGATATTAAAAAAATCGTAACCCTTTTAGAAAATAAAATTAACGATATAAACAAGGAGAAACATGGACATAACTAAATGGAAAAGCGTAGCAGTAAAGATCGAAGACTACAAACTTTTAAGAGGCATGTGCAAGGAAAAATTTAGAGCACCCGCAGGGATGATTTCTAAACTTGTAGATGACTATATTAAATTTCGTGCCAAAAAAGAAGGCATATCCGTTGAAGCTTACAAGAAAAAATTAAATGGCCGATAATTGTGACGGGGTTCATTCGAGTGATATCGAACGGATTCGCTCTATACAAGATGCTAAAAAAGAAGAATTTACGATGACCTTTCAAATCAGCGACAAGACTCTTATACTAAGTGTTAATGGAGTTGTGCGTAATAGAATTAAAGTTAACGAACCGGAAAGTAAATTTGAGGAGTGTTTAACATGGATAAAAAAACAATTTATTTCTTGGCGTTCCTCTTAGCCTTAACGGGGTGCAGTGAATTTGCCCTCTTGACGAGTGGAACCAGCATTGCTGTCACCCAAAATGCTTATGCTAAGACTTACAGCGGCGCTAATGTTTTAACAATAATAGGTACTGAAAAGGATATTAAAACGCATGTCTACGAAAAAAGCAAAGACTATGAAGAAGGGCGATAGCTTTAGCGAGTATCCGACCTTTATTAAACACTGGGAAGAAGCGAAGCCCTGGGGCTGGGAAATACGCATCCTGACCGAAGGTGGCCTTCACACCCTACATCTTAAATGGAAAAAGTATCGTCGACCTCGTAAACTCAGGGGGCAGAAATGACTAGAGGCAAAACCAAACGTCTAGCTTGGCAACCCAATCATAACCGATATAAAAAATATAACGCTATCTATAAAGAAGCTTACGACAAAATTTTTAAAAAAAGGAAACCTAAACATGCAAATAGCCATTGACGTCTTTATCGACATGATGAAAAGTCAAGAATTCTATATTTTAATGGCAAGCCTTATTGTCATGGGGATAGTCATGGAGAAGATGGAATAATGATAGACTGGACTAAAATAAAGATTGAACAGCTGAAGACTCTTTGGAAAGAGGGTCATACCGCTACCACCATTGGCACCCTGCTAAAAGTCAGTAAAAATGCGGTTATTGGGAAAGCTCATCGATTGAATCTTGATGCCAGACGTTCGGGGCGTTCAAGCAAGGGAACCAAGCGTTCTATAAAAACTATCGGCCGAAAAGAACAGGCGCGAATGCTTCTGCTTGATAACAATTTCGAGCCT